ATGTCATCGCTGTCGTACTTAGAGTTGACTGCTGTAAGGATAGCGTTGAACTCGGCATCAAACTGCGCGCCAACGATTACCTTATCGGCATCTTGTGTGCTTAGGGCGTCTTTGTCCCCAAAGTGTGTAGCGCCGCCTGCTCCGGCTCTTGCATAATCTGACATTTAAGCTGTCCTTCCTACTTTAGCGTAGAGGTTAATTTGTTGTAAAGCAAAGTCTGCGGACGCCGTGCTGAGGTTACAGCCCACCTTGATGTACTGCCCTCCGCCCTTACCCGGAATGGTTAACTCCTGCAAGGACACGCCGCCGCCAAATTCAGACTCAACCAGTACCGAAGCATAAGGGTCGGCGTAGCCTATACCAGTGCCACTGTCTGTGAATTCTGATACGCTGAACATCGCACCACTTGACCCTTCTGCTGCTACTGACGTAGTGCGAGGGTTGGTGTTGAAGTCGTAGTATAGTGAATAGTTGATCTGTGTAGCTGAGTCCACGAACACAAAGCTGGTGAGGCGCTTGACGAACTTGAGGTACTGGTTCATCTCTCTGCCAAAGTCCAACCAACCAGATGAGTATGCAAAGTCATATGACGACCCGTCCTCATCGTAGCCAGCGTACTTCATTATCTCACCTACTGTACCCGTTAGGCTTCCGTACGTTTGCCTGTCTGTCGTGAAGTAGTGGGCCGTCTGTAGCCCCGTTGACCACTCGGCTGAACGGTATGTACCGTCCTGCATCTGTCCTCTGGTGTCGAAGTAGATTGCTTTGTTGCTCTGCGGGAACACCAGTAGCACCATGTCCTCCTTGGGCGAGTACATGAGCGTGATGTCATCGTCGTCAGTTTCCTGAGTCAAGTAACCACTCACCAATGAGTGTATATTCCTAGACACGTTATTGGTCGGTGTCGTCTTGTCTTGTAGTGCGCGGTTAAGCGTCTGAACACCCGTGGGGCTAAGAAACCAGAGGTCTCCTGCTGCACGACATACAGCAAACTGTGACACGCAGCCTATGCCGGGGATAGTATCAGATACGTACATGACTGTCGGGTCGATACCCAGACTAGAGCCCTGTCCGTCCGTCACTATCACTGTGTTGTTATAGCCGAAGATGATTAGATCTCCAGCGAACTCTTCAATAGCTACTACTGTATCCTGCCCAGCAGGCCATACCTTCGACATATCGAAGAGGCCACCACCGTCTGCGGCATCCCAGCGGGTCTCATCTAGGAGTGCTGAGTACCTGATAGTTTTTCCATCTTGGTCAACACACCATAAGCGACCGAACGCAGACGTGCCGACACCCGAAGTAGGAGCAGTGCCAGAGTTAACAGTAATTGTTGTGAAATTGCCCGCACCCGTGTAGACACTTGGGTTCGACGAGGTTCCCGTACCAAGCGCGATGCACTTGTCGTTGAAGTTGACGAACTTGATGTTGCCTTCCGTGATGCCGAGCGAGCCTTCAATAGATGTCGGCGCGCCAGCCGTCGAGAAGATGTCTGCGTCGGTGCTACAGATTGTTTCTGACGTTCCGTCTGCTTTGACATACTCAAATACTCTCATAACCACCCCACTAGCGGGGGTAGTTGTCTGTGACTGCCAGCCGTTGCGTACCGCTGCTCGTCCAGCACTGTCAAACTTAGCGTTCGTCAGAACCGTAGACCACTCAGGGCTGAGCAGAGTAGCTTCGGCCTCAGTGTTAAGGCCCATAAAGCCGGGGGCGGTCAGGTTAATTGGTACTAACGCCGCGCCGCCGTGTGCGCGTTGTGTTGGCATTACCAGCTTACTCCGATGAGGTTCGTTCTAAGAGCCTCAAGGTTAGTCATGTCCTTCTCGTCGGACTTCTTGTTGACCTGCATGTCAAGCTCCATGGCTGCGGCAACGGCTCTCTGTGCCTGCTCGGCTACTAGCTGTGCTGGCTCTCCGATCTCCTCACCACGCTCGTTAAGAGCATACTTGAGGGCGGTCAGGTAGATGGGACGCTCTGGGAGAAGGATCTCCGTAGCGTCGTCCGTGCCGTCTACTGCTAAGGTGGCCTGCGGTGCGTACCAGTAGGTGCGCCACGTGCGGGCCGTGGTGGAGCCCTGTTTCAGTTCGATGGAGTATCCTCTACCGTCTGTGTCGGGCTTGACTGCAAACTCTGTTGGTGCCTCCAGATCATCTGGGGTACCTTTGAATGTGTTACGCCACTTGCGTAGCTCTTTGAGAGGGATATCCATTAGCTGTCCCTCCTCGCTAGCAGTGATGTCGTACGCCATTGGAACGTTGTCGTCCAGTGAGCGTACTAGGAAGGAGCGGTCTGTGGTAGTCGTAAGGTCGTATTCCCTCGTACCATCCGATAGGATTGACGTATCAATCTCCGTCTCGTTGACCGTCCAGAACCACATGTCCTCGATGTCTTCCTTAGCCTCATTGACGAAGGAAGCGATTAGCGCAGCGTAGTCTGACAGGGAGATAGAGGAGACCTCTGACTCACGGAGTCGTACTAGGATGCGATTTACTATTTCAAGTTGTGTTGCCATTAGGTACCTGCTTCTGCGCTGAGTGCGACGGTTTTAGAGCCCAGTGAGTTGCCACCAGAGGCGGCGTCCCAGAACTCGAATGTTATTGTACAAGTCTTTGATCCTACTGCTGTGGCTGAGACACCGTAAATTCTATCGGTTGTCGTAGCAAGCCTACCTGAGCCCGGATCAGTAGTAAGTGTCCCTGATACTAGTGTGCGCTCTATCCATACTTCTGAGGTCGTTCCGCTGGTCAGCCACGAGCCCTCTGATGCACCATAGCTACCAGTATTAGTTGACTCGTACCAATCCCCGTCGTTGTCGCACTTGACGTTACATACGCACGTGCCACTGACTTTGTATCTGAGGTGAGTAGTGATAACACTAGTGTCTACTGTCGGGCCAGATGCTCCCGCATCATCAAATATAGCCATCTTCTTACGTAACAAGGGCTGATCCTGATACTTTCCATGAGGTCGTGGCTACCTTGTGGATGACTGCCGAAGCGCCAGCCGCCAGTGTCCTCGTCCCTGTGGTGTTGTCCTTGCTCCACGTCAGCGTGTCTGTGGTTATTGCCAGAGACCAGTCAACTGAGGAGTCGTTCTCTATGCCGATCATCGTACCTACAGGGAACGCTATCGAAGCGTTAGCTGGGATGGTGATAGTCTGGGCTGCTGTAGAGCCCGTCATCCGTATAGTCTCGCCCTCGTCTGCCAGTGCCAGCGTGTAGTTGGCTGTCTTGCCGTTGACCGTGCTGGAGTTCTTCTCCTGATCGGTGGGGTAGCCGTCTATCAGTATGCTGCCAGCCCCGGAGCTAGTCAGTACTAAGTCACCAGAGCCAGAGGTACCTATTGTCAGGTCTGCCGTGCCGCTGCGGGTGATACTAAGTACTTCGGTACCGGAAGCTGTGATCGTAGTGCCATCAGTGGATACTAGGTGAGACACATTGAAATTAGTGATGCCGGTTATGTTCCAATCGGTAGTACCGGTGAAGTCTGTGTTGAAGTCCGTACCGTCGTGGTAGAACCGTCCCCTGTCTGAGTTAGTGCTGTCAAGGAGGGTTAGCGCCATCCCCGACATTAAGTCTATGTCTGTGAACCCGTCGAAGTTCAGGTCCGTAGTGTTGGTGCCTGTCCAAGTAAAGTCAGTACCGTCGTGGCGTCCCTCAATGTAGTCTGTATCTCCGTCATCACTGATACGTATACCTAGGTTGTCTCTAATCCAGAACAGCGGAGTATCTGGGTCCATCTCTACAAACCGATACTTCGTGCCGCCTGTGGTGTACACGTTGAAGCGCATGTTTGACCCTTCAACACTATTGTCAAAGGTCAGCGCAGCGCCAGTACTAGCGTTGTATCCCCATCCGCCTAGGTACTCATCTACGGGACCCCACATATTGTAGGTGCCGCGATAGGTGGTCGCTGCTACTGGTGGATCGCTCGGCGTTCCTGCCGTTGCCCCTATGTACTGATCTACCTGCCTAACGTTGTAGTAGAAGTAGATATAGTTTGCACTTGAACTTGCATCAAAGAACACGTTCAGGCCATTAGTAGTGCCACTAATCGAAGAATTAGTGATCTCCGCATAGCGAGCAGGGTACGTGCCGTCGTCGTCGCCAAACCTAAGGGGCTTCTGTAGGAAGAAAGTAGTGCCATCCCACGTTACGTCTGTGCCAGTGTTGGACAGATCATTAAATGCTAGAGCCGCACCAACTGCTGCTGCGTGCTGCGTTACTGCTGACTCTGGTACGTTCGCGTCGGGTATGTTCGCCCACGTGACCGCACTGGTGAGATCGTTCGTCTCTGCTGACGCGCCGCTTGCGGCATTAACTAGTTTGTAACGTCTACGTGACAAGAACGGTCTCCAAGAATAAGTGGGGCAGCATTGCGGCTGCCCCTAGATAGTTTTAGATAGCGTCGTAGGGAACTACCTTAACTCGGACGGTGCCCGAGGCAAGGTTTGCACCAGTCGCGTCACCCAGAAGGGAGACGGTCACGGTGTCTGCCGAGCTTACTACCGCACTCACAACCAAGTCGTCCGCGAAAGCGTCCGTCAAGGCGTCGAGAGATGCGAAAGCAAAGTCGCCTACTTTAGCACCCGGAACCGTTACGGTCGTAGCAACGATTGTAGTCGTTACTGAACCGGGGTCCCAAGTTGCTTCAGCTTGCATACCTGACATTCTACTCATAATATGTTCCTCCTAAGGGATTAGGCATTCGGAACGATGAGCGCAACGCCAGCTTCAGGACGCATAAGGCCAACGCCATACAACTGGTCAGCCGTGAACAGATCAGCCAAGAATTCCTGCTTGTACTGGGTCTGCGTACGGGGACGAAGTTGCTCAGCGAGGACACATGCTTCCTTCTGAACGAGCAAACAAGCGCGATAGGCGGTAGAGTCGTTGGCTTCAACAGTCGCACAGTTGGTCGAGACGTATACGGGGATACCGTAGATGTCACCGATCAGACCGTTGCGGATCGTGTTGCTGCCACCGGCTTCGCCAGTGAACGCTTGCTCTGTGAAGCGACTGATACCCATGAGCTTACGCTTCTCGATAGGCGGCACGACCAGCGAGCGCATACGGCTCGGGACGTTGCTGTCATCAAGATGCTGAATAGCCCGGCGGATGCCTGCGTCGGTCAGCGTAGTACCGTTACCAGAACTAGCCTGAGACCAAGCCGTAGAGCCGTCTCCGCCAATTACTGCTTTCGAGTACGCCGAACCAGCCGTCGTCTTCGTTGCGAGGGTGGGATCACCACCGCCGAACGTAGCACCAAGCTCGTGCAGGTCGTCGTCTACTTCCGTTGCGAGGGCATAACCAGCGTCATCCGTAATGAACGGACGATACGAGTCAAGTGCCTGAATTTTAGCGATGTCTTCGATCAAACGAGAGTACTCGAAGTGAGTAGCAATCGTGAGGTCAAAGTCGCTAACCGTTTGAGCGATGAGAGTGACTGCTGACGCAGCGCCCTTGGCCGTCGCACTGCCGCGTGCTGGACGCGGAATGTGGATCGTATCGCCCTTCTGGCCTACGAAGTTAAGCGTAGTTACCAGTTGGGGCATTACCAAGTTTGCTTTGTACGCAGCCAGAACCTCATCAGACCACAACTCAGGGATGAAACCATTGGTTCCAGCGAGTGCGGCTTGTGTTACAGCATTAGTTGCTGCGAAGGTTGCTGACATGAGATGTTACCTCTTGCGTGGTGGGTTAAAATTACAGGTTAGTCACGGACATTCCCTGCTTGCAGTGCATCTCGGTATGATTTAGCGTGTGCCTTGTAGTATTCGTCAGCGGCTCTGTCACCTTGCTTGGCTCTAGTCATAATCTGCAACATCTCCCTACGGGAGTATGTCTCAGGGGCCGGGGCTTCTGCCCCAGACCCAGACTCAAGACTTACTTGGTCCAGTTCTGCGTCGGAAACTACAGGCG